TGGACCACTTCAGACGCATCGAAGGCCACTGTCAGCAGCACCGGTCTCGTCACCGCAGTAGCAGCAGGCTCGGCGACGATCACGTTCAAATCCAATGACGGCAACTTTACCGGCACCTGCGCGGTCACTGTCACCGCTTCGTAACTATTCCAAGGGGCTGGTTATCAGCCCTTGATAATGCTTATGGAGGAAACATGACGCCCCTGAAGGAAATAGGCGAGTGCCTGATCAGCTCAGGCGACAGCGAATACTTTTTCCGGCCATCGCTGATTAACATGACCCGAATTGGTGAACCTGCCGACATCGTGCAGACGCTTTATGATTTGCACAACGATGAAGCGGGCGAAATGGTCAGGCAGGCCGTATCAGCTTACGGGGGCGTCCCGTCATGGCTGACAGCACACCTTAAATCTCCTCAGTACGGGCGAAAGGCGATCATTGCGGCCATGACTGTACTGCAGGCGTGTTGCGCTGGTGCTGCTGAGCCACTGGTAGGAGAAATTGTGCCGGGCAAGTCTGGGAAGTGGGCTTTCGTGTATCGCAAAGGAAAGATGACAGCTGCGGAGATGATCATCGTCGCGCGCTCCCTCATTGTCCACGGTGTCATCGGGAAAGCGAAAGTCCGGAAGTTGCAGCGACATGAGAGTGGAAGCGCATCATCTGAGTTCAACGCCTTTGATTACATCAGCGCTGCCAGGACACATCTCGGCATGAGCCGCGAAGAGGCGGAGCAGCTGACGATGACTGAGTTTCAGTTACTGCTGGCGGCCAAGTACCCGGAGCAGAAGGGCTTCACGAAAGAAGAGTATGACGCGGTTCAGGATGGCTTCCTTGAACGGCAGGCTCGCCGAAGGGCGGAGTGGGAAAGAAAAACAGATAAGGGTAAAACATGAAAGAACAAAACGGTTGTGCTGAGATGGAGGCGTCAATGAAGATTGGCGTGATGGATAACTCTATTGAAGACAGGATTGTCCATCTGGAGCAAAAGGTGAATGATCTGGTCATTCAAATCAGCAGCCTGAACTCATCCCATCAGGCTGCTATTGCACAAATTCAGGCCGCAATTATTGGTTCTGAGATTGAAACCCTTCAGGCGGCAAAGCCTTCACCTGATCAATCAGTTTAGAAAGCTCCAAGAATGCGTGCTTAACAGACGCAGGGTTGTCTGAGCGGTTGGCATTCTGCTTCAACGCTTCGATGACATCCCCTTTCAGGGCTGGCATTTGAACAGATATGGAGGCGATGGCAAAAACCAACGCTGCTTCCACAGCTTCTATTTTGCGGAACATATACTCTGATGATAATGGAGCCTGGGTCATATATATATCCTTCAGAGGTAATCAGCCATCCCTCATTGCTGTGTGCGCCCATGCCCCAAACATGGACGGGCTGAGTACTCAACATATCCTCTAAAGTAAATCAGCGGAATCCTGATAGATGATCAGTGCTTATGTTTTGCATTGTCTTGCGCTGCCGCCGTGATAAGATTTATCCCATAAAACCTCATGGGGATAGGGATATGAAAAATATTGTACTTTCTGCATTACTGGCGCTTCTACCTGTTACTTCAACTTTTGCTAATGATATGGTGAACAATCTAAAGACCGCACCAGAAGCTTTATGCGAGGGTAACTCTCAGCATAAAGCATGTATTGAGGCTGCAAAAAGATTGATTTCAGCGACTTACCAAGTTACCAAAGCGGGAACTTTATGTGTGCAAAATAAAGACAAGCTGCATTTACTTGGTGATGATGTCCAGAAGCAGTGCTCTGGCTTCATTGAAGCGATGGATTACATGGATACCCTAAAAAAATAAAAATGACAAAGAGGAAGCTATTCGCACTGCTGGCGGTTGTATTCGTAGCTGGCGCCATCATCCAACAGGTGATCTGGAAGGGCGGGTTTTCCGTAGGGCTGATAGTTTTGGCTGCACTTTGTGCCTGGTGTAGCTGGAAAGCCAAAGATTAAAACGCATGTGAAAGCGCCGACTTTTGCACCATCTTGCGGCCACTCCATGCTAGGATTTATCCCACTGTTACTGATGGGGATAGGGATATGAAAAGACTGATTTTGGGCGTAATGGCGGCGGCATTGCTTTCTGGTTGTGTCTATACCGGTACTAACTTTGATGAATCAAAGCTGGCTAACGTGCACAAGGGCGTAACTACAAAGCAGGAGGTTATTTCCTATTTTGGCCAGCCATCAACGACCACCGTTGATTCTGATGGTAATGAGATGTTGATGTGGTCCTATAGCATTGGTAGCGCATTTGGTGCAGATGCCAAAGTTCTAGCCGTCAAAACGCATGATGGAAAAGTGGAATCCTACACAGTCAGCAAATCGAAAATTTAAACGCATCACTGATCATACAACCTCGCTCCGGCGGGGTTTTTTTATGCCTGGAGAAATAGATGGCCGAGAAAGTAGGCGAGATTTATTACGATGTCGATCTCGACACCGCCCAGATGATTGCAGCAAACCAAAAAGCTCGAAAGGAGCTGGATAATCTCGGCAATCAAGCCAAAGGCGCGGCGGCAGGAGTTAAGACGCTCGAAACTCAAATGAAGACATCGGCTGCAGCTGTAACCATGGCTACAAAGGCGGGAGGTAGTTTTCGCAGCCAGTTCCAGCAGGCAGGCTATCAGATCCAAGATTTTATCGTGCAGGTTCAGGGTGGGCAGTCAGCCTTAGTTGCATTCAGCCAGCAGGGATCGCAGTTGGCCGGGGCATTTGGTCCTGGCGGGGCAGTCGTGGGTGCATTCATTGCACTTGGTACAGTGATTGCAGGCACGCTGATTACCGCACTGAATGGCGGTAAAAACGCAATGGATGCCTTGAAGGATGCAGCGGATGAGATGGATAAAGTAATAACCATCTCTCAGAGTGGCGTTGCTGCTTTATCAGACCAGTATGCCAACCTTGCGCGAGTGAATGGACAAGTTGCCACATTGATGCGCAACCAAGCTTTGCTCGAATACAACCAGGCTATCGCTAAAATACCCGGCGCCATTAGCGATGCTACAGGCGCGTTTGTGTCATTCGGAGATAAAGTATCTGGAGCATTTACCGGAGGAATTCCATCCGTTAATAACTTCAGTCGTGCAATGTCAGACCTGAACATCACAACGAATAATTTCAGTGACGTCATAAAGCAGGTTCCAGCAAGGCTCGGGGGTGTCGACCCTGCGCTATCAGCGATTAACAACACAGTAATTGCTCTATCATCCAAGTTGGGAATATCTGAACAGGCAGCATTTGAACTTGCCAAGCAACTATCAGATCTAAGCAAAAATCCATCACCGCAAGCGCTGCAGGATTTAGCCAATAAACTGCAGGGCATGACTTCATCAAGTAAAGATGGCCAAGCGGCTATCACTGCTTTACTTGGTCCGATAGTGGCGCTATCGCGTGAGGCGGCGAACGCCGCTTTCAATGTTAGCCTGCTCAAGACCAACACCGATAACTTGACAGAGGGGCAGAAGAACCTAGTCAAACAGTCACAAAGGAATCTGGCGCTATCGCAGAAAGAGGGCGAGGCAAGGGCAAGGCTAGCCGCGCAATATGCAGCAGAGGATGCCGGTTTTGATAAAGACAGCCCCTATGCCAAACGCATGGAAGATGATGCTGCGGCGACCTTTAACAATCTTGAGGCGAGTCAAAAATTAAAGTCAGAGCAGAAGAAAACTTCATCCCAGACCGAGTCTATTGCACAGAAACTGGCGAATCTTAAGCAGCAAGCAGATTTATCAGCCAGTTCCACGAACGCTTTAAGTCGTGAGCAGGCAATTCTTAATGCTCAGATATCACTTGGCAAAAGCGCCACCCAACAACAATTACAGTTGGCCGGTGAGTACGCCGCAAGAAAGTGGGATACGGCAAATGCAATAAAGGCTCAGGCTGCGGCGGAAAAGCTTCTTCCCGAAACGAGAGAAAATGCCAGCTATAAGCAAGACGTAGAAGACCTGAAAACAGCTTTATCAGCCAAGAAGATCACTCAGCAACAAGCTGACGCTACGGCTGAGCAGCTTGAAAAACAGCATCAGGTGAATCTCGCTAAAATTAGAGCAGAACAGGTTGTTTCACCAAGGCAAGAAGCAGTTGGTTCTGTTGATCCAGTTCAGCAGCTGGCAAATCAGAATGCTCAAAAGTTGGCATTAATTCAGCAGTTCGAACAGCAGAGACTTATTACTGAGCAGCAGGGGCTATCCCTTCGAAATGCGGCAAACACTGAATATGAGCAGCAACGCATCGCAGCCCAATGGCAAATTTATAAGGCTCAAGACCAATCAAACGAGCTACTTGGAACGGCAATAGAGTCATTGGGCGGCGGGGCAACCAATGCGATTACCGGCCTTCTAAATGGTACTCAGAGCCTTTCAGAAGCGTTTGCCAACATGGGAACTGCAGTTCTGAATGGCTTGGTAAGCAGCTTGGTGGAAATGGGTGTCAGATGGGTTGAGTCGGCTGTAATGGGGCAAACCGCACAACAAACAGCGATAGCCGCAAATCAGGCGACATCGGCAGCGGCACTGGCTACATCAACTGCTACGGGGGCAGCAGCAGCGGCTGCATTGTTAGCGGCCTTCTCTCCGGCTGCAATGGCAGCCTCTATTGCCACTTCTGGCGGTGCAGCGGCGGCTGGTCTTACTGGTTACACCACTGCGATGACGGCAGCACAAACAATGTCGCTTGCTGGGATGCGCGAGCACGGCGGTCCCGTTAACGCTAACAGCATGTACCGTGTAGGTGAGGGCGGTAAGCCTGAAATCTTTAAAGCCAGCAACGGCAGCCAGTACATGATACCGGGCGACAGCGGCAAGGTAATCAGTAATAGCGATCTTGGTGGCGCAGGCAGTGACGGCGGCGGCACGGTGTTTAATGTGGCGTTCAACATCCAGACTACCAACGGCATTGACGACGCCACCATGCAGAAAATGGCCGGCATGATGAAACAGGTCGCGCTTTATCAGATAAAGGACCAGAGCACTCGCCCCGGCGGCATGCTTCAGCCTCGCAAATAACAGGAAATCCCATGCCAGAAACTTTCACCTGGATCCCGCAAAAGGGCTTCACGGTTTCGCGCGCGCCAAATGTGGCTGTCGTGAAGCTCGGCGACGGCTATGAGCAACGCCAGACCAAAGGCATAAACCCGCTGATGGATAGTTACTCGCTGACATTTGTCGGGTATGACGATGCAAAGTGCTCACGTCCAAACGCGGCCAAAGCTGCTGAGGCATTTCTAAAAGCGAGAATGGCCGTCGAGTCCTTTTACTGGACTCCTTCAGATACCGGGGTGCAGAAGCTATTTGTCTGCCGATCCTGGTCGCTGCAGAAAACGGGAAGTGTTGACCAGTTGACCGCGACGTTTGAACAGGTGCCACGATGAGAGACATCCCAGCAGAACTCATTATCGAGAGCGTTGACGCCGGGGTAGGCGCGATGATCGATCTGTTTGAGGTAGACTTGCAGTCGTTTGGCGGTGACGTCATCCGCTTTCACGCGGGGACCAACGGCTATTACAGCGATGTGATATGGCAAGGCCGGGCTTACTCAGCGTATCCGATCGCCGTCGAAGGGTTTGAAACCAAGTCTGAGGGCACCTATTCGCGCCCGACGATGAAGGTCGCGAACATTTCTGGACTGATTACAGGCATCAACCACGATTTTGACGACGCGCTGGGCGCCGTGGTGACCCGCCGGCAGGTGCTGGTGAAGCATCTCGACGCGGTGAATTTCCCGAACGGAAATGCTGATGCCGATCCGACGATGGAAGCTGTGTCGCGCTACGTCATTGAGGAAATGGCAGAAGAGACGTTTGAGACGGTGACCTACAACCTGGCGACGCCGGTCGACTGCGACAACGCGATCATCCCGGCCCGCACTATCCTGGCTGATGTGTGTCAGTGGGTTTACCGCGGCGACGGTTGCGGTAAACCCACTGACACACATCAGCCAGGATAGTGCGGGCCGGGATGATCGCGTTGTCGCAGTCGACCG